CAGGTAACCAGTTACAGATGTAGCAAGGGGTATTTGTGGGCCGTCTCCTGTACCGCCAGTGTGGGTGTGACCGCTAGAAGAATTAAATGCCGAAACAAGCTGGTTAAACTCCGCATTTAAAGGCGGTGCAGTAATACCCGCTCCGTTGATTATCGTAGCAGTTGACTGCCTTGTGTAACCCGCCATTGACTATCGTCTCCCTGCAACTGAATATTCAAAAACCATACCTTGAATTGAGTATGGTTCTGTCTGACCAACGGTTACGAAGGTGGCTTGGACAGCAAATCCGCTACCTTGAATATCACTAGTCATAATTGGTTTGGATGAACCGCCGTAGAGGACGTTGGCGGCTGCGTAATTAATATTTCTACCTGCGTATCTGGTAGGCGCACCGGTAGAGGATTGAGAATAGGTATTAGGTGCTTGGACATCGCCATCACCCCAATCGTAAGTAACTGATAAGAGCAGTTCTAGTGGACCTTCCGCTCTGATAAAGGTGTTTATCTTGCGAATTACCTTGCGCTGTTCAGTCTCGCCAAAATCCAAATAAGGAGTGGCATAAACTGCGACAATATCATCACCGTTAAAACTGGTGCCTACTTCCTGCCTGTATACATTCCCGTCATGGTCAGCGTGTAGGATTACCTCTTCTGTGCCTACATAATCTGAGGTACAACAAGACGCACGTATTCCCTGTAATTGTCCAAAACTCCAATTAATAGAACCGCCATCCTCAGATAGACCGCCTATTATCCCTTCGGAGTCTACAACAGATGGGCTGATGGTCCCATTGGCAGCGGTAGAGGCACCAAAAAAATACCTCACTTGAGATTTAGACCTGATTACTACCCCGCTGAGAGTATCCATGTCGTTGTTCTTGATGATGTCAACCAGAGTGGCTTGTATAGGCTTAGAGACTGTCTCAAGTTCGACATCACCAATTCTACTAGTACCGGCAACTGGTCTAAAACCATCCGGTGCTAAAAACATAAGGTCACCACCGATTTCAAGAACGCTATCCCGTGCTACACAGCCCACGTTGGTGGTAACCTGTTCTAAAACGAATGCTCCGGCAGAACTGACAGAAACCTTCTTGATGTCCTTATTACCAAATACAAACAGGTTATCACGAAAGGGCTTAATCTGGACTACATCGTAACCCGCTGCTATCTGACCGCCGCCTGCAGCCGTAGTCCATGTGTATGGGTCGTTAGGGGCTGAATGGGCTACTACCGCTGCAGTGCCTTTGTGTCCGGACAAGAACAAGTGGTTTTCAAATACGTCTACCAGAGCCGGAGCGTTTAAAGCCTGCGCTCCACCCGCCGTGTTACTACCGCCTGCAGCAAAACCGCCTGAGTTAGTCGATTTAATCTCTTCCCAGTTTGCACCATCAAAGACAATCGCAGGGTTAACGCCGTCTACAAAGCAAATCTTATTTCCGGTGCCAAAATTAAACTGGGCGTGGCGTATCTTGCTGACCGTCAGGGTACTGGCAGTCATTGGGCGAGTTACGCTGTAATCCAGAGTGAATTTTCTCCAGCCTATCCCAGCGGTGTAATAGTAGAAACTATACGTGCTTCCACCAGCATCCTTACGCGCAGCAATGATCTTAGTGGAGTTGCTTACATCATCCTTAAATATGGCTAGGCCTAGTACTGGTCCGGTGCCAGTTGTCTGTCCTGCTACGGTCACTTCTCCGTAGTTACTGTCATATTTAGAGAAACCCTCAATACGCCGATAACCGCCAAATAATGATGGTTCATAATTGACTAATCTAGTAGCACTACCGGGGTTATTATCGGATAAGTCCAAATGATTTTCATTGGAATTAAGACCACCGGCAGAGACAACTTTTAATGAGGCTATCTGGTCTGGCATTAGAACCTGACCCGTGTATCGCGGATGTAATCAAACTGGTTGATGTACAAACTCTGTAGGTCTTTTAGCCCTTGTTCAAAGGCTACATAGGACGCTTGGGCTGACTCTACATTATCCTTGAACATGTACATGTGATACAGCGCACCGTCTACGAGGACGCTGTCAAAGGATGTAGGCACACGGGTTACATCATCATACAAAGTGAGGTCGGTGTAGTTGAGGAAGTAATTGAATTTTACCTTGTAGGCTTTGTCCGGCGTAGGGGTTACTCCAAATGCACTTCCATGAGCAGGGTAAATGTGCGTAGGCACTCCTCTACCGGCTGCGCCAGAGGTAGTGTCTGTGTCGCGGTGATATCTGTAGTACTCATCTCTATCCATTGAAGCCATTGTAGCGTTCTTTGAACCTAGATTAGCGTCCTCTAGTATTTGGAAACTGTTGAAGTCTGCTGTTTTTAAATTGGAAGGCCAAGAGTACTCTTCTGTGCCTGCAACTAGTGTTTGTGTGTGGGTAGCCGCATTAAAGGGCCATCCAAATTCTGCCTGATTAATACGCGCCAAAGAAGCCTTGACCGCATCCTTACTCAGTGCATGTACACCTCGCACAGACGAAAAATCAGCGTCAGAGATTTCCACCTCGTTTAGACGCCGCAAGACCTGATTACATAGCGAGATGTAAGTACTAGGCATACTAATTCCTTAGAAAAGGGATAAAGGGGCCAGCACAAGCCAGCCCCTAAATTTATTAGGCTAGGTTGTACCAAGCATTGAACAGGCTATCGCTGCGCAGGATTTTTCTAGCATAGAGATTCATGCCACGGACGATGTCCGCGAAGGTATCTGGTGACCGGAAAGTCTCTGTTTTAGAGATTTGCTGCGCTGTAGCAACTGCACCCATATGACCAGCAACCAGAACACCGTAGTGGGCTGTAGAACCGGCTGCAGTAGCAGTACCGGGTCCAGTGCCTTTATACGGCAGGTTGTTAGACTTATAAACGTCAAAGCCACGAATTTTATTAGGCAGCTTGCCGTTACGCAGTTCATCACCACCACCGAAATCGGAATTGATGAGTTTTGACGAGGTGTCTAGAAGGACTTCGCAGAACACTGGGTCCACAACGATATAACGACCATCAGTATCGACATTCGCCTGATCCATCATCCGAGCAATACGGTTCATAATCTCAAGAGGAGAAGTAATGATACCAGTACCACCGTCTGCAGCAATTGGTATAGCCTTTGTGCTATCACCAGAAACTCCAGAGAAGGCGTTGCCGCGCAGTTTGTTGGCTGCAAGAAGTTCGTCATTGTCTGCACCAGCATCGGCTTTAGTCGATCCTGTTTCCAGAGCAGTACGAGCAGTAGTCGCATCGGTGTAACCCGCCATGTGGCGAAGTACTTCTGCGTCCATTGCATCCTTCATTTTATAGCCAGCACGGTCAGTTGCCAAATCAATGAAATTGACGTGCGAATGCGCTTCTTCGATATCGTCCATCGCAAACTGGTAGTAGTTCGCTTTATTTACGACCATAGTAAACGCAGCATCTGTGAGTGCTTGTGTTGCCAAGGCAGTACCACGGGCATACGCCGATACAGTGATATCTGGCTCTTTGATGATGTTCACTGAGTCACCCATGTTGGCGATTTCGCCGGTATAATCAGTGTTGGTTACAGCCTCAATTACAGAAGAGGCTCTCAGGGCTTTCTGTACTTTTTTGCTGTAAATTACTGGGCTGAAATTACCTGATGTAAGGTTGTTCCATGCGCCCGAATTGTTAATGCCGCCGGTAAGTGCTGAACCAGAGGCTGCTGATTGAAATGCCATTATGATTTCTCCTTGAATGAAATGGCTTGAAGAAAATCTCTGACGTTATGCGATTTGAGAACGACAATCATTCGCAATAGAAACGCGCAGAGACAGCTAGATCAGACAATTAAAATTATGATGGCGCACTTAAGAGGGTGGCGTACAAATGTACGGTTCTCTTCAGTCCGGTAGACCTTAATTTTATTATTATCTGTGAGAGTTAGGCGGGGTATACTACTTTAGCCGAAATAGGCTGGTAGTGTCCTACCTTTAAGTCGTTCAATATAACCATTATAACACAATGGTCGGGTAAATACAATAGTTAATTTATTCAAACGCCACTTAGTTACCGTGCAGCACCAGAAAGATCGTATAAGAACTTCCCATTTTGCATGGCTTCCATGATTGCATCTTCATGCTTGGCATAATCACGATCAGACATCTTATCGATCATGCTCTCTGAATACTTCATCTTACCAGTAGACGGCGGCTGAGATGCGCTTGTGCGACCTACTGCTTGGGCTGCTCCATTAGAGCGTCTGCCACCCGTCTGAGCCTTGTACAGATCGATGGTGCTTGAGGCCCAATCTGCATCTGTATTGTTCTTGTACACGCTGTCTTGAATGGATGGGTGTTGTGTAGCCACCCAATCGTGGAATTTCTTATCCTGCCGTATTTCAGCGAAGTCGGGATGCCGTTGCATTAGCTGCTGTTCAGCACCTTTCTTTTGGACTTGCTTCTCAAAACGCTCTACTTTCTCAAGACGTTTCTCACCTTCAGCCAAGGCTTCGTTAGCCCTCTTTCGGGCAATCGTATCCACGATCTTCGCAACGTCTGGATACTTGCTACTCCAAGCCTCGACTTCCTCATCAGTTTTTGGAAACCTGATTTGTTGACGAGTGGCATCGTCCAGTTGCTTCTGCATCGCTACAATCTTCTCATCCGACTGATTACGCACAGTCTGGATATGACGTTGAATGTCCTGATAGCGTTTCTTGTAGGACTCTTCTTCTGCGTCCAACTGCTCTACAGGCTGTTGTTGTTGCCCGTGGACTTGTGCAAATTCTTCCGCATAAGACAGGTTGTCTGTTGGGTCTTCCACACGTTGATATCGTTGTTTAGCCATTATTACTCCTTGGGTCCGACAATTCGGGTATCCAATTATATCCAATTATATCCGGTTAGACATACTTCTTCTTTTTGACTATTCCGGCTAGTTTAGATGTTTTTGGGCGCAATTCCTTGTCACCCCCATCCGTTAAATGATCGTCTACTTTTACAGTAGCGACCTCGACATCTACTCCTTCTCCGGAGTAAATTTCTTCGGGTGCTTCGGCTTCCGCTTCGGCACCTTTTTGTTTGGAATTATTCTTGGACGATACCTCGCCGTCCTTAGAACTTTTGCTATGGGATTTCTCTTCGACATGTTGAATAAGGCCGTCCATCTGCATGGACATCAGACCCATCTCCGCTTCACTCTGCATCATCTGGATGTGCTTGAGGCCGTGCCATTTTACGACATGCGCTGGCAGAACGTACTCGTCAGTAGACAGCTTGGCGTCTATGTCATCTCGTACATTTTCTGCGTTAGAACCTACTGGGATGGGATTGCCTGATATGCCGTCGAAGCCCATGAGGCCGTCCATCATACCACACATGCAGTCTTCTTCTGCCATTGCCCCGCACCCGCAAGATGACCCATAAGTAGCCATACCACCGTGGGACATCTGCACCTTGTCATCGTCTGTTACTTCGGTGTCTACATTGCGCTGGACTGCCTTGCCGATTTCCTTCTCACGGGTACTCAGTTCTCCGTCACCGTTTGTGTCTGCATCTTTATCGTCCAGTTGGAATTTCTTCTTAGCCATAGTTAATCCTTCCGGCGTTGTGATGCCCTTGTTAGTTGTTGCCAAACCGCCCAGTGCCATTATCGATCCTCTTCAGATGAGGCTGTTTCACCCATTGCCTTAGAGGACTGATTGATCTTTGGAAAAGCAGTCATGTTTTCCGTCCCGAAATATTTATCAAGTTCCCTACCTACAGACGTAGCCCCTGAGACAGCAGCGTTAATTGGTGGTACAAGAGTTTCCACAAAACCCCTCCATGCCTCGCTGTTGCCAAAGGCACTGTTACTAGGTGCTTCCGTATCCGGCTGAGTGGCAAATCCTTCATCTTCTTCTTGTGCAGTAGCCAATCCAGCGGAGCCTAGTAAAAGCGTACCGGCACCGATATCTCGACGTAGGCCTTTGTAATTTTTCCAATCAGGTACGCCGCCAGCACCTTTGCTTTGGGCCAACTTAATAATTGCTTCTCTGGCACCAATAGATGATAGAGTTCCACTATCGACTGCTCTCCAGATACCTTCAGTCTTGGCTACAAAGTCTTTGTCTTGCTTTAGATTATTAGGAAATAATGTGCGCAGTTGTTCCCACGAAATGGACTGCATCTCCCGTGGAAGTGTACCTCTTAAAGACGCAGCGTCTGTCGTAGCATCGAAGTACAGTCCATAACTGCCAGCCATACCAGTTTCAGCCTTACCTTCGTTAGACCATCTGGCAGGGTTGCCTTTTATATTTGCCCCATTAAGTCCGTGATGTACTTCTACTGCGCTAGAGCCTAGAGGTCTAAATAGCCCAGCCGCAATCTGGTGAGTATCTACAGTAACGTCATTAGGGCTGTCAGGATTAAGGATGTTGTTGAAGAAGTTACGGACTTTGTGGTTACCGCCTAATTCTGGTGAAATAGAGGTTAAGGTTCCCTCGCCTTCTAAAATACGGACTGCCTTGGCAATGTCTCCAAATCCTTGGTGTGCAATTGCAGACGGGTTGCCATCCTTCTTAATGTCATATCCAAGGATATCGCCGTCTGGGCTAATTTCTCTAAAATTCTTACCGAAGTGGGCCTCATCGTAAGCCCGAAGCCACAAGGCTTTTTCCATAGGGGTTTCTAGTTGGCCCCAAGCCTTGCCTTTAATGGCGTCTAGTATTGCCCCATTCTTACCGTCCTGCCACGCAGTATTGTTGGGTTTGCCCTTGCCTTTCCTAGACGGCGGTACTGTTACAGTCATCGCTTCCATCTCAGGCGTCCAAGGGGCATTTGGGCCTAACTCGGTGTGGTGCTTAATAATACGCTCACCCAGACCTACGTTTTGGAACCAATCTTTTTGGGGGGACATTACTGCCAAAACCCCTGCCGCTTTTGTGTCAGATATGCCAAATCTAGAGGCTAGTCCGTTAGCAATACGATTAGCACCAACGTACCAATTTGCGCTGTCTTTAGCGATACCTAGCTTGTCAGACATGTCGTACAGGCTAACTATATTATCAGTCATCCGGTTTGTAATATTACCTCTAATTTCAGCAACATCATCAGAATAAAGTCTCTTCAGACCGGGGTAATGGTCAGTCATCATAACTAGGTTGTCGTATATATTAGGGTTGCCCATTAAGGAATCCCCGTCCGAAACCATTGCTCCGGTTTTCAAGTTATCGTCTTTAACAACCTCTGTTGGAAGTCGGGTGTCCACACGTTTCTGTGGGCCAATCTCTGCAGGGCCAGACTGCATAGACGGTCCACCGTTAGTACCAAAGGCTTGCGTAGTCTGTGCGTCTACCGTGGGCATCTCCCCGCCGATATCCTTGGGAACCATATTGGCTGCTACATTCGCAGGCGGCATACCTGTTTCAGAACCAGTTCCCCGCAAACCTCTACGCTGCACTTCCGTCATAAGAGTATCTATAACTACATCTACATCCGCAATATCTGGGTCAATAGTCCACGTTCTGTTGGAAACTTCCTCTAGCAAGGAATTAAGATCAGTATCAGAAAGCCCTTTAACAGAAGAAGGGTCAACATTCCCCACAATCTCGTCGATTGAAGTAATTATGTCTCGATTAATTGTATTTCTAGTATTGGCTAAAGAATTTAAGAGAGTATTTTGATCTGGCGTTAAAGGAGTATTCATATACGGATCGCTTTGTCGCATATTCCTAAAAATACTGTTCTCTTGCTCTAAAATATTCTCCATTGAAGACTTATTAGTCATTAGTTTTTCAAAGGCGGCGGTTAAAGGCGTGGAACCTGCAGTCTTCTTCACTATAGGTGCTATAACTTCCTCCAGTACGCCTCTGGTTGCATCAGACGCCAAAACAGGTGCTGCTACTGCAGCCGCCCCCATTTGCTGCATTGCCTTACGTCTACTAGGATCAAACGGTTTGGGTTTAGCAGAGAAGCCGGTCAGAGTTTCACTGACCATATCGACGGCGTCATCCATCCCTTTGGATACTGCTCTTGCAGCGGGTTTTGCTACTACGCCAGCGGCTAGTGGTACTGCAGCCCCTGCTAAGTCTGTGACTGCGTCTACATATCGACCTTCTTTAAATGCAACTCCGGAATCTTGCAGCCCTACTATTGGATTGGCTAACTGACCACCTTTGGCTACCAATCCGTCTGAACTTCCAAGATACGGGCCTAAGTAGTACTTGATAGCATCGTTTAAATCTTTGCTACGCTGCTGACCACGCTCATCACTCCAAAAGCCTGCAGTCTGTTCTAGGTCATCACTCTCAACCGGAGCATCGTCAGATTTAAATATGTCAGAGAAATAACCCATTATTTGGCACCTATAATAATTTCATCTCGGAGAGTGCTAATCCGGCGTAATTCCGCAACTGCGCCTTGAATGCGCTTAACTCTCTCCA